TGAAAGTTTATGCCGGGGCTGTAGTCTCCGACGCCGACCTGACGGCCATGATCGCAGACGCCGACGACGAGATCGACCAGTTCTTCCTGACACGGGGCGGCCTGACACCCGGATCGGACGTTACGAAAAAGGCGTCTATCCTGTTAGTCCGAGCGGAGATTGCCGACAGGTTCAACCTTACCGGGGAGAACCCTACATCCTACGCTTACCCCGACTACTCACAGTCAGGGGTATCGGACCATGCGCAGTCTGCCAGGGAATACCGTGACAGGGCGTATGGCTTGATGAGAGACGAGCTTAACCGGGTAGACACGCCATACATGCTCGAAGAGGATATCGTCCGGTCTGACGCCGTGATGCCTGATTTCAAGCTTGACCAGTCAGACATATCCACTTACTACGCAGAAACGGACGACGACCCGGAGGAGACGACCTGATGATCGGGAACGTCCATTCGTGTTACCTGTTTACGATAGACCAGCGGTTGAACTTTGACGCCGGGACCACTGCGTTTACTGTCGGTGCAACTGTCACCGGCGGGTCGTCGGAAGCTACGGGCACCGTGAAGACCGTCACCGTAAGCACAGGCTCATGGGCGGAGAACGACGCTGCAGGATACCTTATCCTATCAAGCGTATCCGGCACGTTTGAAAACGACGAAGCATTGACCGACGACGGCGACCCTGCAGGCGCGGCGACAGCGAACGGCGCGAACTCTGATTACGTCAACTCTTACGGCAAGAAGACGCAGACCGTCAGCTCGACAGCCACCACGTGCCGGTTCTACAACAAGAAGGCGGTCCCCGGCGACCTGGAATACGGGTGGTCCGGCAGTTTCCCGGCAGTGATCTTACCAGCAGGCACGACACTGTTTGAAGGGCAGCATGTCAGTTCGACAGAAACCGGGTTCACCCACACATTCGAGATCCAATGGCCGCCAGTATACTACCACGACGGGGAAGGGACCGTCCACCATATAACCTGCGGGTTGAAGGCGGTGAGCTAATAACATGGATTTTGGGGAAGAACACCTTACAGCGATAATCGAGACGAGAAACAACGTTGAACACTTGAATGACCGTCTTACTTCGTATATCGAGGCGCAAAACGCCAACTGCACGAAATGTTTTGAAGACCACGAGAACCGGATCCGGAAACTTGAGACGTTCAGCACGAAAGTAGCGGGTGGGTTGGCGGTGGTTGCAGTCGGGGCGTCCTGGCTATTCTCAAAGATTACCACGGGCGGAGGCGGGTAGGAGACCACATGGCAGATACCGGGATCACCAACGTGGACCAGTGTCAAAAAGCTCTCGAAGAGATTGCCGTGACAGAATGGGGGGCTGTCTGTAAAGCATTTGAGATGGTTGTGCTTGGGACTATCATGCCCGAATGTATGGAAGAGTGCCCGGTGGATACAGGCGTTTTAAAAGCGTCCATACCGCTCTGTTCAGGCGTCGAATCAAACAGCCTGGCTTGCACTGCAACTATCGGAGCGGGCGGCGCTGCAGCGGACTACGCGGTTCGCCAGCATGAAGACTTGACACTTCACCACCCGGCAATGACCCGGGGACCAGGGACAACCCATTCCCGTGACGTGGTAATGTCAAAGTTCGCGTCGTTCGTGCCGTCACCTGCAGGACAGTATGGGAAAGCCAAGTTCATTGAAGACCCGGTGATGCGACACGCTCCCAAGATGGCACAAATGATAGCTTCAAGACTGAAAGGGCGGGGTGGCAGCCGATGACGCTTGTCACCGATATCGCCGCTTACCTTGTAGACCAGAGCGTGTGCACGGCGTTAGGTACGGACCTGTTTATCATGGACCTGCCGGACACTACAGACCTGATCACGGCAGTGTTCCAATACGCAGGCCAACCACCCGGCAACACGTTCGACAGTGCATACGACGACCAGCCGGGGTTACAGATCCGGACACGGGCCGCCGTCGATGATCTGGAATCCGGTGAGACGCGAGCGAACGCGGCATACGCAGCACTTCACGGGGTAGCGAACACAAGCCTGTCAGGCACGACATACAAACTGATCGAGGCGTTAGGGTCGCCCGGTTTCATCGGTTACGACGAGAAGGGCAGACCGGAATGGACACAGAACTTTAGAGTAATTAAGGAGGTTTAGAAAAACTATGGCAGCATCAGCAGCATTTGCGGGAATCGGCACTACGTTCACCTGGGACAGTCAGCCGATTGCCGAGCTTACCAGTATCGGCACACCGTCTTCTGACGCTCAGGAGATCGAGGTCACGAGTTTCGATTCTGACGACAGTTACCGTGAATTTATCATGGGCGTTATCGACGGCGGGACGTTTGACATTGAAGGGAACTTCATCCCGACGGACACAACCGGGCAAGTCGCCATGATTGCCGACCACCAGGCGAGAACGAAAGTCACATGGTTGATTACGTTCGCTGACACGGGGAACTTCACCGTGACCGGATCAGGGTACTGTAAAACCCTGACGTTAGGCGCGACGTACGACGGGAAAGCAACATTCAGGGCAACTATCCGGGTGACAGGTAAAGCCACCTATGCGGCATAACGAGGTGATCTGACATGGCAGCAAGCGCAGCGATTAGCGGGCATGGCACCCTGATCGTCTGGAACAACTACCCTGTTGCCGAGCTTACCAGCGTCACCGGGCCGAACAGCGACTTACAGGAGATCGACGTCACCAACTTCGACAGCCCGGACTATTACAAAGAGTTCATCATGGGGGCTATTGAGGCGGGCGAGTTCACCATAGACGGCAACTTCATACCTACCGACACAAACGGCCAGATCGCCATGATCACCGACCACCAGGGGAGAACGTCCCGGACAGGCAAAATCATTTTTCCTGAAGGGAAGGCCATGATGTCGTTTACCGGGCGGATCAGTGTTCTTACGGTATCGACGTCTTACGATTCCAAAGTCAGTTTCTCTGCGACGTTCAAAGTGTCCGGCACTACGACATTCACCTGGACAGCGGCAGACGGGTTGACAACGCCATTCTTCGCACTCCGTGACCAGGACGCGAACGCGATCACACCGTCACCAGTAGCAGCAGGAGACGTCTACTGGTTTGCCGCTACGTTAGACGCCGCTGATACCGCGATCGCCGTCCAACCCACAGCGGCGGCAGGCACTATCAAGGTCAACGGTGTGGCGGTCACTACAGGCGAATGGAGTGACGACATATCAGTGACGGCAGGCACTACCAAACTGATCGTAGTTGAGACGCTGGAAGACGAGAAGTCAAGCAAGGCATACAGGATACACGTAACGAGGCCAGAAGAAGAATGAGATCAAGAGGAACACCAATCGAACTGGATAAAGTCCGGTATTTGAGATACACCGCTGAGGCAATGGAAGATTTCGAGGAGACTATGGGATACGGGATCTTCTACCTGATCGAACAGGCGAGCAACGAGAACGCGGTCCACAAGTTCATGGAGATCAAACCGATCCGGGTACTCCTCCAGGCCGGTCTGAAACATGAAGACCCGCAGTTAGCCGATAAGAAACTTGGCAAACGGATCTCCGCCAGCCTGATAGACACCTGGATACAGTCCGGCAAATCGATACCCGAGCTGTATACTGTTGTCCTGAACGCCGTCAGGAAAGACCAATGGCCGACTATGGATACCACAGGGACGGAACCGGACGGTGACGGCGACACGGGGGAATAAATGGCGGGATTGTCTCCCGCTACATCAAGCAAGTGAGCGGTGTAGCATATGACCTGTGCGGTATCAGTCCGAGAGACGTCTGGCAGTATACACCGGAAGAAATTTATTTCATGCTGGACGTTGCCGCCAGGCGGTATGAACGCGAACAATACCGGGCAGACTTCCGGGCAGGGATGGTATGTTCACTTATAGCGAACGTATACCGCGACGCCAAACGCAAACCCAAACCATTCACGCCGGAAGACTTCATGCCGGTGACGAAACAGCAGGAGACTAAGAAAGTGAAAGTCGCCCAGACGGAAGGGGAGATGCTGAAAATGCTGGAGATAGTCCACGGGTGTTTTAAGGACGGGGTGATGTAATAATGCCGGAGTTCACGCAACTTGGCCCGACGATGGGTTTTATCCTGGAACTGAAGAACAACCTGAAGAAGGAAGTCTCTGTCGCGAAAGCGGAGATGGAGAAACTTCGCCAGGAATCCGTTCAGACGGGCAGCGAGATTAAACGGCAGTTCAAAGCCGCGTCAGACGAGATCCGGGAGATGGGTCAACAGCTCCAGAGTATGGGTATGAAGATGACTATCGGCGTCACCCTGCCGTTAGTCGCTGCCGGTGCGGTTGCTGTGAAGACCGCCGCTGACGTTGAAGAGATGACTAACAAGTTTGGCGTTCTTTTCGGCAGCTCATCAAAAGACGTGGAGAAATGGGCGGCGGCACATGCTCAAGCGGTTGGCAGGTCACGATACGACATCATGGGCTACCTTGCAGACACGCAGGCCGTCCTGACGGGTC